ATAAAGATAATTGGGAACACATAAGCTTACCTGCTGAATTGTCAGAAAACGTAATTCCAAGTGATTTAAAAAGCTTTTATATTGATGAACTACTATTTCCTCAAAGATTAAGTTTTAATGTCTTAGAGAGCTTTAAGATAGGTTTGGGTAGTTATGGGTATTCAGGTCAATATATGCAATTACCAGCCCCAGCAGACGGAGGTATATTAAAAAGAGATTGGTTTACTGTTATTAATGAGCTGCCTAAAGATAGTAATGATAAGCCAATTAATTTATATTGGGATTTCTTTTTAGATACAGCATACACTGACAAAACCTATAACGATGCTACTGCTTTAATGTGTGCTACATATCATAACAATAATATTTACATAAAAAAGATAGAAGCTGTTAGGTTGGAATTTCCAGAACTTATTAAAAAAATACAATCATTTACAGCATCAAATGGATATAGCAATAGAAGTAGGGTATTTATAGAACCTAAAGCAAGTGGTAAGTCTATTGTGCAGCAACTAAGAAGAGAAACAGGGCTAAATGTGATTGAAGATAAGCCGCCTACACAAGATAAGGTTAGTAGGGTTAGTTCCGTTAGTGCTATTGTAGAATCTAAAAGAGTATTCTTGTTAGACGGCATGTATATTAGCTCTTTTTTAGATGAATGTGCATCATTCCCTAACGGTAATCACGATGACCAAGTTGATACGCTTGTAATGGCAATAGATAAATATACTACAAGAGCTAAAAATATAAACGCTTTTGTTGTTTAGTGAAATATTATTTTGTAATATTGCAATATAACAATATTTTATATGTTAAACTTAATAATTGAAGGTAAGAAATATAAATCTCCAACTCAATGGAGTGATGTTAAATACAAAGATTTCTTAAAGTTTCAAAAGTTCATTCATTCAGAACACAATAAAAGTAAAACAGAAATACTTTTAAATGATGGTATAACATCAGACAACGAGGAGTTAATGTTGAATTACTTTATTGATTGTGTTAATTATATTACTAATATCCCTAAAAAGACTTTATTAAAAGTAAGGCGTTATACTAAAGCTAATGAAATTAGTGTAGAAGATTTATTTTATTCTATGAGCTTTTTATTTGTCTATCCTACTATTGATGAGCCTAAACCAGTTGAAAAAATAGGTAAGTATTATTTTATTGATAAGTTAGATGTAAACCAAGCAGAATTAAAAAATGCTTCATTCTCGGAATATACAGAGGCTAATTTTGTAACTAAGTGTTATAATGAGCTTGGAGCAGGTAATGAGGAGTATTTAATATTATTGCTTGCTGTAATGTATAGACCAAAGAAAAAAAGACTATTTAGAAATGATGTTATTGAGGGGTATGATAGTGAAACAGTAAGAGAAAGAGCTAAAGAGCTTGAGAGTGTTACAATGGATGTTGTTTGGAATTGCTTGTTTTTTTTTTTGCAGTCCAAAGTAAAATCATTAAAAAATACAGAGGAATATTTTCAGGAACTTCAAAAGAAGAGAATAGACTATCTAAATACCATTGGATACCAATTAGGCATAATGTGGCTGAGAGTGGTGTATTTAATAAAGAAGGTTATACGCCGTATGAAAGTGTTGGTAGGGAAAATTTGCACAATGTTTTAGTTAGGCTAGACATAAAAGCTTTAGAGTTAGAAGAAAGTAAACCAAAGAAAAAGAATAAAATTAATTAATGAATAAGGTATTAATAGGAGTAGTAACAAACAAGGTTAAAGATTATTGTTGGAATGATTTTAAGGCTCAATTAAAGAGATTAGAGGCTAAAGGGCATGATGTACTAATAGTTGAGAATACACAGCCTATACATAGGAGGTATGACTTTAAAACAGTTCATTATACTCAACCATTAGCAGACTATAAAGAGATAAAAAGATTAAAAGGCAATCCACTTGCATACGTTACAAGAGATTGTATGAACATATTGAGGCAATACTTTTTAAATAATGACTACACTCATTTAATGGTATTAGAAAGCGATGTTTTTATTGAAGAAGATAGTATAGATAGGTTGCTATCTTTAGATTGTGATGTTGCTAACTTTACCTACTGGATGAACTTAGAAAGGTTTAATGATTTGAGTTTATGTGTACAATCAACAGATACTAAAAAGACTCCAAGAATGATAACACCAGAAGAAAGCAAGGAGCTTGTTAATACGGGTGTTAAGGTGTTGAATGTTGACACTTTGAACGGTAAAACATTGTCTCATACGGGGTACGGAGCAACATTAATAAGAAGGAAAGTATTAGAAAAGATAGCATTTAGAACGATTGTGCTTGACAATAAGATAGAAACAACAACTCCTTTTCCTGATAGTTTCTTTCATCATGATGTTAAACTATCTAACTTTAGCAACTATTTAGATACTGACTATATTCCCGAACATAGAAATATTAATAATGAAACAAGACAACAAATTAATAAAGCTAAGGGCGTTATGTCAAGGAGGCAAAGAAGAGCTTTAGAAAGACTAAATAGAAAATGAATTACAATCAAAAAATAAAATACAATGTTAGGTTTGTTTGTGTAGATGAATTAAAGTTAATGGATTTAGACTACTTAAAAGAAAGGAAAGTAGTTTTAATAAGTGATGAAAAAATAACCCCTTTTGATTTCATAGATGCTAAAGGTGGTAATATTAGAACTAAAATAAGTAACTACTTAGATAAGATTGACAGAGAAGATTACCCTATATTGCTATTTGGTAATATTAAGAATAAGGTTAAGCTTATGTTAGATTATGAGTTATTAGCAAGTTGTCCAAGTGTAAACGCCACTTTAATAAATGTTATATGAAAAAAGTTTGCGTAGTACCTATATTTGGAGATTATGACGAGTTGAAAGAGCCAACTCTTGTGAGTGAGGGTTGGAAATATGTTTGTATATCTGACAGACATAGGAAGTCTAAAAATTGGAAAACAAAGATATTTAAAGATTATAGCTTAACTAATAAGCAAAAAAGTGGTTATGTATTAACTCAAGTACATAGATTAATTGATTTTGACATAGCCTGTATAGTTGGTGGTCAAATACAGATTAACACAGACTTAAATAAATACATTAATGATGAGTTTGATTTTATTAGTTTGGAACACCCAAGCAGAAACTGTATTTATAAAGAAGCTCAAGCGTGTATATTATTAGATAAAGACAATCCAAAAGTTATAGCCAAACAAATGTATAGGTATTTAGAGGAGGGTTATCCAGTTAATAATGGAATGATACAAACAGGGGTAACATTTAGGAAAGATAATAATTTAATTCGTACTTTTATGAACTGTTGGTGGAGTGAGATATTAAAAGGAAGTAAACGCGACCAATTAAGCTTTAATTATGTGCTTAGTAAAATACCTATTAACCATAAAGAATTAAGTAGTAACTTACTTTATAAAGATTTTAAATTACATAACCACAAATGAAAATAGGAATAGTAACTGCAATATGGCAACGCCCTGAAGTATGGGATATGTTTAAACAAGGGGTTAGACGTTTGCGTAATCAATATGTAGATGTTGAAGTAGAAGTATGTGCTGCTGGTAGTGAGGGTATAAAATCTCAAAACAGATGTAAAGAAAAATGGATTCACTATGTAGAAATAGATAACAAGCCATTAGGGCGTAAAATGAATGCAGCATCGTTATTAGCTAAAGAGAAAGGATATGATTATTGTTTATTGGTTGGCTCTGATGATATTATTTGCAATAAGCTATTTGATTTGTATTTAGATGAAGCAGAAAAAGGAACTGACTACACTTATTTAATGGACGGTTATTTCTTTGATACAACAACTAAGTTAGCTTTATATTGGGGGGGTTATATTGACAATAGAAAAGGCGACCCATTAGGAGCTGGTCGTTTACTGTCTAAAAATTTATTAGATAAGTTAAATTGGAAAATGTGGTATGATGTTAAGTTAAGTGGAATGTTGGATAGTGCAATGGATGAAAAAATGAAACAAATAGATTACACAGAAAAAGCAATATGGTTAAAAGATAACGATTGTATGTTATTAGATATTAAGAGCACTACTAATATGACAAGGTTTCAAAGATGGCAAAACAGCAACTTTATACCATTAGAAGTTATTTCTAAATATCTACCTAAGTTTGAGTTTAATAAATTATATAGTTATGTCAAATAATATAAGCCCGTTTGCTTTTGTTTCTCCTAACGCTATTATAGGTGAGAACAATACAATAGAAGAGGGTGTGATTATTAAAGATAATGTAGTTATTGGAGATAACAACCATATTTATCCTTACGTTACTATTGGGTTGGCTGGAGAAGTTAAGGGAGATGATAATATAAAAGGTAAGGTAGTAATAGGCAACAACAATTTGATAAGAGAATTTACATCAATACAAAGTCCTCAAAGGTTTGATTTTACACAAATAGGAAATGACTGTTTTATAATGGATAAAACACATATAGCACACGATTGTATATTAGGGGATAATGTTACTATTGCTCCTATGGTAACTTTAGGTGGTTGTGTTAATATAGGTTGTTATTCAGTACTTGGAATTAATTGCTCTATTCATCAAAGAAAAACAATAGGGGAGAGTGTAATGATTGGAATGGGGGCAGTAATTACAAAAGATATACCAAACTTTGAAAAATGGGTTGGAGTACCTGCAAAGTGTGTAGGTTGGAATTTAATAGGACTACAAAAGAGATACCCAAAAAAAGCAAAAGAAGAAATATTAGAAATGTGTATTAAAAATCATTAAATATAAATATTAATGTGTGGAATTTTAGCGACATTAGGTAACTACCGTTATAAAGAAATACCGAAGGCTTTGATAGAGCGTGGACGGGATGCTCAAGGGATTTATGAAGACGATTTTGCTCAACTCATTCAAACAAGGTTAGAAATAACTAAATGTAATGTTGAGTTGCCATATCAACAAGATATATATACATTGTTGTTTAATGGAGAAATATATAATTATAAAGATTTTGGTTCTAACGAATGGGAAGCAATAATAAACGCTTTCAAAGATGGTAGAATAGATGATTTAGATGGTCAATATGCAATAATAATATACAACAAACAAACTCACAACTTGCATTATTATATTGATGAGTTTAACATACACACTCTTTATTATGATGAGATAGACGGCAACAAGTTTATATCATCTAATTTAAGAAGCTTACCAAGAATTGAATTTAACAAATCACAACTTAGAGGTTATGGAAATGTTGCCAAGCAGCGAGTTTTATAGTTTATTCTTAAACGCTATACTAAAGAGAATGACTAAAAATATAGTTGTTCCAGTTAGCGGTGGTTTAGATTCAACATTAATAGTTAAAGCATTATATGATTTAGGACTTGAAAAAGATGTTAAATATATAACAATGTATGGCAATAAGTATGCTGATAAAGTTGCTGAAACATACGGTATTAAGCTAAATGTGTTTGAGCCAAAATATAAAGAAAGTGATTTGTATAAAATGGTAGAAATATTAGAAGAGCCTTTTTATTCTCCTTCTGTTAATTATTATTTATACAAACAAATACATAAGTTAGGCGGGAGGGTTTCTTTAAGTGGGTTGGGTGCTGATGAGTTGTTTGGGGGCTATGACTATTATAATACTACTGCATACCCAAGAGGTTTATTTAAAAAGATTGCAGCACTAACCAATGATGAAAAGAAAAAACAAGATATACACTTTTTAATTAATCATCATTTGAGAGAAAATGAAAAGATAGGATTGTATTGGCAGGTGGAAGGTCGTTATCCTTTTTTAGATAGAGAATTAAGTAAAACGGAAGATGTTGGAAAAAGATTAATAAAAGATATATTACTAAGAGATTTTACTTATGATTTTGTTAATAGAAAAAAAGAGGGGTTTAGAATAGATAATAATAAAGATAGATTATATCAAAAAGAGCATTATTTAAAGCAATTAGATATTTGGAAAGAGATATTTATTAAATAAATTTTATTATATTTGTAATTTCATTTTAGTTTTTTAGGTTTTAAGAAGCCACTCCCTATGGGGTGGTTTTTTTATTATCATGTTACAAAATTTTATTTTTTCAATATAACAAATTACAAAGCTTTGTTGTGTAACTTTGCATTTATACGTAATAAATGGCAAGAATAAAAGACGTTATTGATGAATGTTTAACAGTATCAACTGCTTTTGTTGATATTTCTTCTGACACTTACGAAGAATTATCAGCTATAAATTGGGAGGATAACGACAAAGATTATCCTTTCATGCTTATAGATAAGAATTTCAATGTAATAAATAATTCTTATACAAGGGAGCAACTACCAAGAGAACAAACATACACTTGTCAATTTTATTTTATGGATACGTTTGACGAATTTGAAAAAACAAGCGTAACACTACAAGAAAAACAAGATACTCTTTTAACAATAGCAGATAAATATTTTGCAGAGCTAAAAACAAGAACAGATAACGGTTCTAAAGGCTTTATTGTTGGCGATATTAATTTCAACGCAATAGATGAGCAAAACAACGATAGGGTAATTCAATTAAATTATAGTGTTGACTTTATTGTAAAAAGAGAAGATTGCACAACAGGAACTTTTAATTATTAATAAATATGAATGATAGTAGCAAATTAGTAGCAGAAAATGGAACTTTTTTAGTAGATAACAGCTCAACAGAGCCAGCTTATTTATATATAGTCCAAGAAGACACAGTAGTAACAGAACTTGAGGAAACTGGAGATGTTGACGTTATGAGTGAACACAACTTAACAGGCAAAACACTAACTAAGGGATATATGATTACGCCAAGAAGAGAACACATTACAAAAATAGTTTTATCGAGTGGTAGTGTTAATGGTGTTAGGGGTTGATAACAAACTCTGATATAGAAGTTTTAGGACAGCTAATTATAAATGAGTTAGGAAAGGAGCTAATTAAACAACAGCACCGAGCAACTGGGGATTTAATTAGTAGTCTTGATTATACACTAAACCTTAGAAGTATTGGCTTTACCTTAGAAATATTAATGAATGATTACGGATTATTTGTTAATACTGGACGTAAACCGGGGAAAAAGAAAGTACCAATTCAAGCACTATTAGAATGGATAAAACAAAAAGGAATTGAAACTAATAATAAAAAAGCTTTGGGTATTGCATTTGCAATCCAAAAAACAATAAAAAAAGAGGGTATTCCGACAAGGAATAGTAGAGCAAAAGGAAAGCGAACTGAGTTCATTGATGAAACCTTAGACAGAGTAGACAATGTAATTACTTCAATGGTTGGGGATTTATACGAAAAGCAAATAGGTATTCAAATAGATAACGAATTTATAAGAATATGAGCGTAACAATATATAATACACCAGATACAATAAGCACACCATACAGACCTACTTACTTTGATTGTTCAAGTGATTTAGGAACAATAGCAAGAATGATTGCAGATGTATATGTTAATGGTTCTTTAGTTACAACAATAGATAAAGACCCACTATTAGGAGAAACAGACCAATTTAGATTTGAAGTAGGGGATATATTAAAGAAATATGTAACATCTGATTTTGTGGATATTACTTCATCTTTACAAGGTTTTAACGGGTTAGATTCAGCTAATAATTGTTATTTAAGAGTTTTTGAGGTTATAGATAACGGCTCTACATTTGATACATCTTGGACAGAAGGAGGCTCAGGCACTAATTATGCTCAAAACTCAACAATATACACTTTTAACGGTGTTAATCAACACCAACAAGATTTATCTGACTATATAGCTTCATCATCTACATCTAACTTTCTAACTAATAGACCTCAATACTCAGAAACCCCAAGAGGGAAATTTAGAATAGGCGTACTAACAAATGAAACATCATTAAGAGCTAACTTAATACTTTATAGCGGTAGAGATGGAACTGGCACAGCGCTATCAAATAGCAATTCATCATTTATTACGCCCACAAATAAACGTGCAACTTTTGGATGTGATTTAAGCGACTATACTTCGAGTGCGAAGTCATTTAAGATTACTTTGTATGATGCTTTTGCTTCAGCAAAAACCAAAACATTAATATATAATATAGTTGATTCATGTGATAATGATACTACTTTATTTTGGCAAAATCATTGGGGAGAGTTTGACACTTATTTATTTGGAGGTAGAAAAAGGCAAAAAACCAAAACTAAAACTACATCTTTAAAAAAGAAATTAAACCTAAGTTATAATAG